AAAGTCTTCAGAGTTGAATACATTCTTCTGCATACCGAAGACTGCACCAGCTGCGAGACCTTTCTTGTTTTTATAATCCTGCTCTTGCTCTACCCAAGAGATATAATTGTCTTTACCAACCTTCTTCTGTTCCATCTTGTCGTACGCGTTACCGAGGGCAAATGTAGCAGCCTGGGCACCGAGAAACAAGTTACGACGAACATTAGTTGTCGGGGTATAAATACGATGTGATTCAAACAGAATACATTTATTATATACGCCCAAAGAGCCACTAAAAATGGGATTCTTCAGGCCACGAATATTCGCATACTGTTGAATCTCGTGCCATTTGATAGAGGATGCACCAGTACCAAGGCTAAGCTTTAAGTCAGTCACTGAGTAAGGATGAAGCACCACAACAAAGTAGTCCTCTCCCTCGATGCGTACTGGGCGCATTGGGATATCAGCCGTGGTGGCTTTCTCTTTCGCGTAGTCAATATCTTCAAGCAGGAATCTATCGTTTGTATCCAGAGTAGCTTCAGTGGCCGCATTACCAGAATAGATCTGATGATTCGAGTCTGCTTCTGTAGGAGAATTAGCTGCGTGTGCAACTGTAGTATCTCCACAGAGATATCTGAACAGTAATTCCTCAAACTTATTTGCCCACCATCTGGAAAGAGCCCACTGGCCGTCTTTTCTCAGATTATGAATCGTTCTCTGCTGAGACATTTTACCAAAGATATGAGCGTGTCTGAGCTGATCAATTTTAAGACTTTCCTGGTAGAAAGTCAGTGCTTCTTCATTGCCCTCGAGCGTATTGTCACCGGAGACCCCTTCACCAGTCATCTCTACCATCAAATCATAGACAATATTATCTCCTGCCGTTTTTTCCAAGTCTTTTGCCATATAGAGGATTGAATCCTCATTAGAACCTAAGAATTTCTTGAAATAAAGTGTTCCTTTTTGAGCTTCGTACCAGGTTTTCTTGGACCAAATCTTAACCGTGTGGTCGGACGAAGTTCCGAATTCAGTTTCTGCCATTTTTTACTCCTTTAAACTTTATTAATATCTGTCTTTATACTCAACAATTTTAGATAATAAACATTCATTTGATTCTATAGCACCTAATAAATTATTACATCTAGGACATAAAAGTCCCCTAATAACGCCAGTATTATGGTCATGATCTACAGCTGCTCTAGTAGATAGCTCACTAAAATCCTTTTCACAAATCGCGCAACAACCTTTTTGCTCATTCATCATCTCTTGAAAGTCTAATTCTGTCAAACCGTACCTCTTTTTTAAACTAGCCATACGAAAATAATGACTGCGTTGCTCATACTCAGCTTCGGTTTTTGCACCAGTAGGATTATACTGTTTTTTCCGTGTTTGTTCACATGTTTTACAATTAACCATTATACCGTTTTTATCTCTATTATCCACTCCGAATAACTCAATGGGCAATACTTGTTTACATACTGGACAATATTTAGTACCGCGTTTTAACTGTTGAGCTCTTTTTTGTGTTTCTAAGACGCTTTTTACCCCTTTACCGCTTGCCCAACATTTTTTATTAGCTATACTCGCGCAGTTTTTACAATAATATTTTAAACCATCTTTATTGCTACGCTGTTTATGAAATTCTGCTACACTTTTTTCTAACTTACATCTACTACATCTTTTAATTTCCATATCTTTAGCCCTCGCTAATAAACCTATAATACATACAAGGGAAAGAATGTAGGTTGCATTCCTTGTCAACGACGTCTGTCTATCCCTTGTAGTTCTAAAATTCATATCTATCCATGTTTTTCCAATAATTTATCGATTTTAGCCATAGTCGGCTCATCGAGTTTCATAAAATCTTCAGTCGTCATGTTCCCTACTCTAGCTAAAAGACTTTCTTGACTGTCCCCTCCTGACGAATTCGCATTAGCCAGAGAGGTAGGTTTAGTTATGTCCAACGCCGAGTGTGAAGAACTCCCGTCATCTACTAAAGCTTTGTTTAAAGCCTTTCTTAAATAACGTGGAGTAGCTATAAGATGAGCTTCAAGGACACTTTCCATATCAAGTGTCGGGAATTTCTTTGTGAACTGTGCTTGAATTTCTGGCGCATTCATCGCTATTTCTATGGCCTGATCTGCATTCTTCGGTGCCTCTAAGCCTTTTTCCACTAAATAAGCGTCAAAAATATCATCCTTCAGGTACTTCCAAGCTGATGTTACTTGCTTGTGGGCTTCAACATAACCATCTTGCTCACCCAATAGGTTTTGTAACAACTGATTCTCACTCGTTTGCTGACTCACTACGTTAGCTTGTGTTTCTAGCCTTGTTAACTTGGCTTTCAGCTCTGCAACCTCCGGGTTTGTTATATCTTTTAAATAAATAGGATCAAGAAACGGATTGCCTTTATCATCGAAGTCTATTGGAATAACTTCACCATCACTGTTTGTAATCGTGGTCTCTTGCTGTCCACTTTTTACATTCTGCAACGCTGTTTTTATTTCATCCAATTGACCCTGCAAATCCTGCCTTAATCCTCGTTGTGCTGTTAAAGATTTTACTAGCCCTTTGTTACTCGCCTCAAGTTCTGCTAACTTAGCTTCTAAGTCAACCGCTGTTCCAGGCTTTGAATCATCATCGGACGGAGTCCCCGATTTATCGTCTTCTTCTCCAGTAGATTCGTCATCTGAAATTTCGTCTTCTTCAGGAGTTACTTTTAGATCTTCTTCTGTCAATGCTTCTTCTTCTGCCATGTTGAATCCTTTCCCCTATTACCGTTAGGGTGACGTTTGCGCCTCTTTAACTGTGGACGTCACATTTACTGCAGCATCAGATTTTATTTTTCCTTGTTCCGAAGCTACAAACTTTAATATTTCTACGAGATCGTGTTTCTCGTTTGCCTCCATGTCCGCCATCTTCACAGCAAAGTCCATTTGTGAAGACTTATCTTTCTGCTGTAACTTACCTTCTTCTACATCAGCTGTTACAGTCAATTTATCTTTCTCACCTTGTACATCTAATTGAATCTTCTTACCTTCTAACTTCATAGTATCAGCATGCTTCTTGCTGTCTAATTGAATCTTGGCTTGCTTTAACTTAAACTCAACTTGTTGTACCTGCTGTTTAGACTTTTGCCCGTCAGCTATGAATTTTTTCCAATCCGCTTTTTCTAAAGGGGATAAGTCAAGCTTATCGATAATGGTATTTGGATTCGTTGGGAACCCTTTTTCCATCATATCCATAAACATGGTGAGCTCATACATTAACTTATTCATACCACCTGGAGCGTCTTCCATACGGATATTATAATTCAAATCACGTACTTTACGTATGGGTGCTATAAGACCACGTTTTTGATCTATTATATACCCGTCTTTAAATACGTATTTTTCTGTCTCACCTAGTATCTTTCTCATCTGTGTATCAGGCATAAAACGCACTATAACTTCCACTTTTCTTTTGTAAATCTCTTTCAGTGTACGTTTGTGGTTCTTAAACAGCTTAGCTAACATTGTCAGCCCTTGCTGTTGTCGCATCTTTAAATTTATTCCTGGCTCGCGTCTTTGTTGCGCCATACCCATAAGGTCGGGATTTATCCCTGTTATCTGCTTCATGGCGTCTTTGTTCATTTCTTCGAGCTTCATTGGCGCGGCAGGAAAGTCTGGTACAGTTTTTTCTTTAAACTTCTGTAAGCCGCCTTTAGCCATAAAGGTTATGGCATCGGGATCAGCCCATGAATCTGTAGCTTGTGAAAGATCGTGGAATGCATCGATCTCAGCCATGACACCAACACCTTGTTTACTAAGGAGTTTAAGTGTATGCATCCACCGTCTGTTACATTCTTTTTGTGGATCAATGATTAACTTAACTAAGCCGTAAGCTTGATGCCGACGCTTGGACTTATCCATGTAAGCTTGCATTCTGCACAATGAGAAATTCTTTTTATAAACAGGTGAATCACCTTCCCATAAAATCCGATCATGAATGTAATGCATCCAGTAGATCTTTGTATCATATATCTCTATGATCTTTCCTGGTTGTTCCTTCATTAAAGATCTCTCACTCTTGTCAAACTCAGTCGGTTTTCCTTGCTCATCGACATAGTAAAAGCGTTTATAGGCTTCGCGTATCTCCATATGGGTTACCAAGATACGTTTATTTTGTGAGTCATAGTACTCGAACATTGGACCAGTAGAATACTCGTTTTGTACATAAGACGCATCATTCTCGATTCGCTGACTTAAGCCTGATACACTCTCTGTAAATATCTCTTGAATGTCTTTGATTTGCTTTGGATATCTCACTTTAAAATCTTCAAACGTCACCCATTTTTCGTACATTATATATCTTGCATCTGAGAGATTGGACTTCTTAGACATAGGATCCACGAGTACTTCATAAGCTTCTAAAGTGTTCTCGTACATCTCTATCTCTTCGGGATTATCGGGATTGGGCCCTACGTCGACTACTACGTCTCCGAGACCAGTAACTATGCTATTCTCAAACATGTTCTGATGCTCTTCTTCCGCGTCTACCTGATTAGTATCAATGTAGGTGACCAAGTCTTCTAGTATCTCACACAAAAAGTCGTCGCTTTTCTCTGTAGGATAAGGATAGATACGCGTAGGGTTTTGAGTAAGAACACCAACAGCTAATTCTACAGCAGGATGAACATAGTTCCAGACTAAACCCTCGCGGTCTTGCATCTTTAACTTCACTTTCTCATCATCAGACCACTGATCACCAGCTTTGAACTTATGCGCTAGTTCTGCCGCCTCAAGCCATTCCATATTAGCATACCAAGCTTCATCGCGCATCTCTCTAGCTTTATGCAGCTTATCTTCCTTGGTTAGCTTTGAAAAAGTGTCGTAATAGTTGCTCATCAGTTATACCTTATTTGCTTGGTTTCTTTGTGTCGAGCGTTCGTTCCTTAGGTGCCATCTTCTTGGGCTCGACTACCTTAGGTGCGGCCTTAGGTGCGGCCTTAAGTGCAAGATCTGGCGTTACTGCTTTGGGCGGAACTTGTAGACGTGCGTTACTCCGATCCTGCATTACTTCAATCGGTACTACGCTTGGTATTCCTTCCTCTGTTTCCGCGCCCATATACATAATAGCTGTTGTTCGTAATAAGGCTCCCGCTTCCATCGTAACAACGCTCTCAACGTTTCTAGAAAACATTCTAGCAATCCTACCATAATCCACTTCAGCCAGGGGAATCTTATCGCCTGTCGTCAATTGTGCAAAATATTTCATAATTACATCACCATTCTTTTCTGATTGTATATGTTAATCACAGTGTCTACTGCATCAAGTACCTCTTGAGAGTAGCCTGCACTTCCTTTATGCCACATGCATACATATTGTAATGCGTCATGACAATGGGAATACTTATTCTTCATAGGTACGTCAGCAAATCGCTCTTCACCGATTACCTGTAGTCTTCTAAACTTATATCCACCGTTAAATCCCTTCCTTAACATCGCGCAGTTGGGATGCATCCTAAATGCAGGTTTCCCGTCACGTAATCCAGTTAAGAAATATCTAACCGCTTCTAGCCGCACCTCTTGTACGTTGGTGTTAGCTTCTTCACAGAAGATGCCTAGGTCACTTAGTTCTTTAAACACTGTTTGTTCGTCTGTTTGTGCGCGTTGATTTCCAGCAGGGTCACCAACATAGATTATGTCAGCATTTTTATAGTACCGATTAAGCTTCGGAACCAATAATTGTTCTGCGAATTGTTTGATACCCATATCGAATGACACAATTTCATCCAAAATATTGATACCGCCATGCTGGGTTACTTGTGTAATAACGGCAGAGGGGGTCAGCCCAAAATCAAGACCTATGACGATAGTCTCTTCTGTGTTATAAATTATATTCTTATTAAGATGTAGATCTTCGTGATATTGCTCTCGATAAACCGACCGACCATCCTCTACCGACCCCGGCAAATTACCTAAATTAACGTGGATCCAGCTTTCACTTTTACCCTCCTTCCCTCTTGTATAGTACCCGTCAGGCAGGTTATCTACGTTTTCAGCCAGGGGGTTAGCTTCCCATTCTTTAGTAATATAGTTCTTAATAAGACCACCAGGCTGTTTAAAAAAAGACCAACCTTTCGGCTTTACGTACTCACATAAGGTGTAAAGCCAGTGGTCATCGTCCCACATATTTGTGTCACCAATTATACCAAACCAAGACGGACTACCATCCATTGCCGACGGGTATCTACCTATTCTAAAATCAAGCATGTCGATAACAGCTTTTGGAAGTTCTTTGACCTCATTAAGCCATACACCAGTAAGCTGTGAGCCCCTGACTTTCTTAACTGCTTGTGGTCTATCCAGGGCAATAAATACTAAGTCCGAATCTACTACCGTTTTATCTGGTAACTTAAAGTTTATATGATGGTTCGGGGGTTGCACACCACCCCCTTTATGAAATTTTCCCAAGTCCTCGAAGAGATCAAGCCAATCTTTTATCGTAGTAGAAAATAATTCAGAATATGTGTTACGCACTGCGTACCATCTAGATTTCCTAATTCCTCGTGCATTTGGCCGCTGCTCACACATTTGTTTCAGCATGCGCTCGCAACTGCGAAACGTTTTTCCACTTCCGAGAGGACCCACTATTATAGATACTCGGTCCCGGCACTTCGCATACTGAGATAAGACGGTATTCTCATCTGATTTTGTTTTTACTATGAAGCGCATATTATCCTTTAGTTAAAGGTGTGTCCCGAGGGGAAGACGGCCCTCGGGACATGTTGTACTTAGGCGAAAAGAAAAGTAAAAAACCTAAAGTACCCCAAAAACGTGTCATGAACCAGAAAGATCTCGAATAATTACAGTGGGGAGACCTGAACCATCTTGTGTAAATGATACAGCACCGGCGTTTTTCTGGAGATCTTTACTCATGTTTTTGAAAATATCTGAAACTATTTTCATTGACTGCGGGTCTTCCTCATTGACACAGCTAATCGCTTCTCGTGCTTTATTAACTATTGATATTTCTAGATCTGCATATAATTCAGCTAAAGCTAATTCTTTAGCCAAAGTAAATACCTGTAGGCGTTTTCTGTTCTTATCCATAAATTGATCAGCGCGTACAGTAAAGATATCTTCACCATCCAGAAGATCTTGTTCATCCTCTGAGATGTTGGTAGAGAAGGCGTCTTCTTCCTCATTAGGGAACCACTGTGTCCAGTTATATTTGTCTGCGTAGTCTTGGACCATCTTGGGAGTTAAACCTAACATATCGGCAATAGTGCCTATGGAGGAGTTTAAGATTTCATAACTGAGTCGTGGGATTATAAATTTGGTGTCCATGTTTCCTCGCTGGAACTCTATTTGGTTTAATAATGTCTCTCTTATTTTATAATGGCGCGTTTATGACCAAAAGTAAAGCTTTATTTCTATAATGATGAAAATAAGATACAGTATTAAGTTTTAATATTGTTGTTCTAAAAGTGTATATCCTAGTATCTGTAGAAAATTTTTTGTAAATGTTTCTCTGCGGCAGAGAGTCCGTTTTAAAAGTGTATTTTGACACGGATATCGGGTAAATGTTTCTCTGTAAATGTTTCTCTGCGGCAGAGAGTCCGTTCTAAAAGTGTATTTTGACACGGATATCGGGAAATTTTTTTGTAGGGATTTGCATAAGAAAGAGAGAAAGTCCCATGGGGCCCCCCTACCCCCTTATATTATTAATTTATATTTTATTTACAAAGATATAATTATTTATAATATTATATATTATAGCTATAAAAATATTTAAAATAATTATTTACTTTTATATAAATTTATAATATAATATATGTATAAATAAAGGTTGTTTGACATTCAAATAAAGTAATT